GCGAGTCTGTGCCAGTTTTTGCTGCTGACGGCGTTGGCAAGATGAGCTACGGTGGCAAGATGCCTAAAAAGATGAACATGGGCGGCAAGTGTCGCGGCATGGGAGCTGCGACTCGCGGCGGAAACTTTAAAATGGGTTAAGTTCAAATGAACTATTCTGAGTTATCACAGGCCATACAGGACTATACTGAGAACAACGAGACAACATTCGTCTCTCAGATTCCTACGTTCATAGAGCAAGCCGAGGAACTTATTCACCGCACGGTGATGATTCCAGAGCTTCGTAAGAACGTGAACGCGAGCATGGATCAAAACAATCCGTATATCGCTAGGCCATCGGACTTTCTGGCACCGTTCTCTTTTGCGGTGATTGATAGTAGTGGTAACTACACCTTCTTGATAGAGAAGGATGTGAACTTCATGCGTGAGGCTTACCCGAATCAGGCGGGTACAACTGGTCATCCTAAGTATTATTCCGAGTTTGATGGTGACTTCGCGTCAACTAACTCTCCCGGTAATTTTATCTTAGGCCCGACACCTGACGCAGATTACAATGTTCAATTGCACTATTACTACGATCCACCTTCGATTGTAGCGTCTGGCAGCTCTTGGCTTGGGGACAACGCTGAAGAAGCCCTGCTGTACGGAAGTTTAATAAACGCTTATGTGTTTATGAAGGGCGAAGCCGATGTGCTGTCTATGTATCAGCAAGGCTTTGACAACGCTATGAGGCGTCTAGTTGTATTGGGAGAAGGCAGACTGAAGCGGGACAGTTACCGTGATGGCGAGCCAAGGATGGAAATGTAAATGTTTGAGTTTAAACTTGATATGCCTCGTGATGAGCAGGTTGTGTTGGTCAACACAAGTGACAACAGAGGGTTTACTCCAGAAGAACTTTCTGAGCAATGCGTTCAGAAGTTGATCTCTGTATCTGATACAGCACCCCCAGCTATCAGGGATCAAGCTCGTGCTTACCAAAAGCACGTTGAGACGCTCGTTGCATTTTATATGCGACAAGCTATTCGCAGTGACCGCACAACTGTGTATAATGCACTTAATGATGCGGGACATCCCGATCTGGCTGACCTCATAAGGAGACTTTAATATGGCCTTTACTGGAAACTACATGTGTACATCGTTCAAGTCTGAACTGATGACGGCTACACATAACTTTACAAACGCTACAGGCAACACGTTTAAGTTGGCTTTGTACACAAACAGTGCTTCTTTTACTGCGGCTACAACTGCTTACACTGCTACAAACGAGGTGGGTAATTCCGGTTCTTATGCTGCAGGCGGCGGGGCGTTGACAAATGTCACCCCTACTACATCTGGCACAACTGCGTTTACAGACTTCAATGACCTGACCTTTACGTCAGCCACTATCACAGCCCGTGGTGCGTTGATTTATAATGACACAGCCGCTGGTGATCCAACCGTTGTTGTCTTGGACTTTGGTGCGGATAAAACGTCTACTTCTGGGGACTTCCAGATCGTATTCCCAACAGCAGATGCGAGCAACGCTATTATCCGTATAGCCTAAACTCTCCAGAGGGGTGACAGGTTATGGCGGATGCCAGAGTAATTTTCACAGGCTGGGGCCGAAGTGAATGGAGTAGCGGAACTTGGAGCAATCCTGCCGTTACCCTTCCTTCTGCTTCCGGCGCTGTTGGTACCGTCACGGTATCAGGTGATGCTTCTGGTATCGCCGTTTCTGGCATTGGCGTAACTACAGGTGTGGGTTCTGTTTCCATTGAGGGCGCAGCAACTATACCAGCAACAGGTCTAGGCGTATCCGGTGGCGTTGGTTCTGTAACTGTCGTTAACGAAGCTGTTATTTCCCCAACGGGTGTAGCTGGCACGGGCGCGGTTGGACAACTTCCTGTACAACTAGGGAGCCTTTCCGTAACGGGTTCTGTTGGCTCTGTTGCTGTTTCTACTAATGTTCTCGTTTCCCAAACGGGTTTGTCTGCAACGGGCGAGGTTGGTGGTTTCCCCACACAGCCAGTAGGCCAAGAAGCCACAGGTTCTGTTGGCCTTGTTTCGATCAACGGGGAAACTGTAATTGGCGTTTCTGGTGTCGAGGCAACTGGTGCAGTAGGTTCTGTTACTGTATCTGGCGATGCTCCAAACATTCCTGTTACAGGCATTGCTGCCTCAAGTGCTGTTGGGTCAGTCACTGTTGTTGAGGGCGCAGGTGCTGATGTAAATGTTACAGGCATATCAAGCTCTACATCTACAAATGATGTATCGGTATCTGCGGATTCTTCTGTGTCGCTTACAGGTCTTGAATCAACAAGTGCCGTAGATTCAGTTACAGCCAAAGGTGTAGCAAGTGTTCCGGTTACAGGCCTGCAGGCCACAGGCGTTGTAAATGGTCTTATTCTAAACGCCACTGTTTACGTTACAACTTCTTCCGCTTCAGGTTGGGGCAGGAGCCTTTGGGGCGCAGGCACTTGGAGTCAACCAGTTGGCAATAATGTCGAGGCAACAGGTAATGTTGGCGATGTAGTCGTAACTCCAGCCATTCGAGTCCCAGTTACTGGGTTACAGGTGACAACGGGTGTTGGTTCTGTTAGTGTTACCGGAGGTACAGGTGTCGATGTTCCTGTCACGGGGGTTGAGGCACTTGGCCTAATGGGTCCGAGAGGGGTCACAGTATGGGGCAGGATCGTTCCAGATGAAACGGCGGTGTGGACAAATATTGCGCCAAGCGCCACAACAGAGTATACTCAAATTAGACCGTGACAGGAGGTTAATGCTTCATGGCTAGTACATACACAGTAAACAGCGGTATTGAGCTGATTGCCAATGGCGAACAGTCTGGTACATGGGGTGATACAACAAACACAAACCTTCAGATTATTGATAGACTTACCAATGGTGTAGGCAATATCACTCTTTCTGGAACAACGCATACACTTACCACGGTAGACGGTTCTCTATCTGATGGTCAGTATAAGGTGCTTGTGTTTGGTGGCTCTCCTTCTGGAACGAATACCGTAACGGTATCTCCAAACGATCAAGATAAATTGTTCTTTGTTAAGAATAATTCTGGTCAATCTGTAATCATATCTCAAGGGTCTGGCGCGAATGTGACCGTACCTAACGGCGAAAGCGCAGTAATTTACTGTGACGGTGCCGGAGCAGGCGCTGCAGTGGTTAACTTATCAGCCACGTTTGATCTCACTACATTCCTTGAGTCTGCTAACAACTTGTCAGATGTTGCAGATGCGGCTACCGCTAGGGGTAACCTCGCTGCGGCTCCACTTGCAAGTCCTACCTTCACGGGTACAGTTACGATAGGTGGAGTTACTTACCCCACATCGGATGGCACAAGCGGCCAAGCATTAGTTACTAACGGAAGTGGCGCTATCAGTTTTGGTAGTGCTGGTATATCAACAGGTAAAGCCATAGCTATGGCAATCGTGTTTGGCTAAAGGAGAAAACAAATGGCTGCACCGAATATTGTAAATGTAAGTACGATCATAGGCAAATCCGCCACTGTCGCGCTTTCATCAACATCTCAAACCACACTGGTCAGCAATGCTGCTTCTAGTGGTAAGGTCTTTAAGATCAACATGATCCAAGTGGCGAACGTCGATGGCGTAAACGCCGCAGACGTTACGGTAGATATGCACAGCGCAGCATCTGGCGGCGGCACAGCTTATTCGCTAGTTGCAACTGTTTCGGTCCCTGCCGACTCTTCACTGGTTGCTCTTGATAAAGGTACGTCTGTGTATCTTGAGGAAGATAGGTCAATCACTGCGACTGCTAGTGCCGCAAACGACTTGGAAGTAATTGTAAGCTACGAAGAGATCAGCTAATGCGGTTCATTGGTAACGCCCCTGTAGATGGTGAAGTTCGTGCTATCGCCTCTGGTGCGTTAGCCACTGGAGATACTGTTGTCGTGAATAGCGATGGCACTGTGAGTGTTGTTGAGGAAACGAGTGTAAGTCAGTCCGTTGGAAGCCCCACTGTGTATGAAAGTGCTTATTCCTACTCTACCTCAGCAGCTTATGACTCTAACACACAGAGGGTTGTTGTAGCCTATACGGACAACGGTAACGCTAATTACGGCACAGCCGTTGTTGGAACCGTCAGTGGCACCTCTATTAGTTTTGGCAATCCTGTAGTATTTTTGAGTAGTACTAGCTATTACATTTCAATTGTCTATGACGCTAACGCTCAGAAGACAGTTATAGTTTATCAGGACTATAGCGGAGATGAGGGCGAAGCTATAGTTGGCACTGTCAGTGGGACTTCAATCAGCTTCGGAAGTCCAACTGTATATGCTAGCGCAATTATCACCGGAACCTCTGCCACCTATGACGCTAACTCTCAAAAAATAGTTATTGCCTACCGAGACAATAACAACTCTTTTTACGGGACGGCTATTGTCGGCACTGTCAGCGGAAGCAGCATTAGCTTTGGCAGTCCTACGGTATTTGAGGTGGGCAACACCCAATTTATATCGGCTGCTTACGACTCTAATGCTGGAAAAATAGTTATAGCCTATCGTGACCTTAGTAACTCCAGCTACGGCACTGCTGTGGTAGGCACAGTATCTGGCACATCTATTAGCTTTGGTAGCCCAGTTGTTTTTGAAAGTGCTGATAGTAACCACATATCTGCCGTTTATGACGCAAACGCTCAAAAGGTCGTCTTGTCCTATCAAGATGGCGGTAACTCCGATTACGGCACTGCTGTGGTAGGTACTGTGAGTGGCACTTCAATTAGCTTTGGTAGCCCAGTTGTTTTTAAAAGTGCCGGAACAACTTCTATCTCATCCGCCTATGACGCTAACGCCAAAAAAATAACTGTTGCATATGCAGATGTTAGTAACTCTAGATATGGGAATCTTATTGCGGGTACTGTAAGTGGCAATTCAATTAGCTTTGGTAGCCCTCTCGTATTTGAGAATGCCGAGACTGAATTTATTTCTTCTGCTTATGACGATAATTCCCAAAAAGTAGTCGTTGCTTATTTGGATGCGGGCAACTCTGGTTACGGCACTTCTGTTGTTTTTCAGAATGCCTCCACCTCCACCAACCTCACCTCCGAGGGTTTCGTAGGCTTTGCCAATAGCGGCTACGCCAGCGGTCAATCCGCAGCGATCAACTCGACTTGCTCCGTGGACAAGAACCAATCTGGTTTAACGGCTGGCGAGACTTACTATGTGCAGGCTGACGGCACGTTGGGTACAACTCCTGCTGATCCGTCTGTTGTGGCTGGAACGGCCATATCTTCTAACTCTATTATCGTGAAAGGTTAAACACATGAAGACCATCGTTGAAACATCAAGCAGCTTGTCAAAGTACCTGCTTGCTGATGATGTGACTATCACCGCTACTGCTGACAACATCACAGTGGGTGATCCTGCACAGTTCATCATTGGTGACTTGAACAGCACCACAGTGACCGTCACTGACAACGTGACAAACGCCCCAGACGATTGGTCTGGCAACAAGTATTTCTTTGACGGCACTACATGGACGTTGAACCCTGACTGGGTAGACCCGACACTCGACGACGAGGAATAATCTAAATGCGCATCATTGGTAACGCTGGAAAAGCGAGAGAAGTACAGGCCGTTGCCAGTGGTGTGTTGCCTAATGGTAAGCCTGTTGTGGTTAACGCTGACGGGACGGTTAGTGCTGTTGCGATAAGTAACTTTAGTCAGGCATTAGGCACTGCCGTTAGCATAAAGAGCAATGGCACGAGCATTGACAACATTGCTTCCGCCTACGACATAAACGCTCAAAAGGTTGTTATTGTCTATCAAGACCCTAACAACAGCAACTACGGTACTGCTGTTGTGGGAACGGTCAGCGGAACGTCAATAAGTTTTGGCTCTCCTGTCGTGTTTGAGAGTAGCGTTTCGGAGTGGATGTCAATTGCTTACGAAGTTAACGCTCAAAAAATGGTTATAAGTTTTGAAGACAGAGGCAATGGTTTTACCAAAGCTATCGTTGGCACTGTAAGCGGAACGTCAATTAGCTTTGGTACTGCTGTTGTTTTTGCGGCTGTAACGTCAAAGTATACCTCGACCGTATACGACCCTGATAGTCAAAAGATTGTTATAGCCTATCAAGACGATAGTGATTCAGATAGAGGTAAGGCAGTAGTTGGCACCGTCAGTGGTACATCCATTAGCTTTGGTTCAATCGCTACGTTTAATACAGGTATAACTAATTTTATCTCGGCCACCTATGACACCAATGCAGATAAGGTGGTTATAGCC